AAGGTTGACCCTGCGCTTGATAGTAAATTTTCATCGATGATATAACGTCTAATACGCTTTGCGGTTTGTAAAATTTCAACCTGTCGCTGATCATCTACCCCGTTAAGCAATACGGCAATTTCATCTGCGGTTGGGTCTACTGGCGTACCTGTAACTACCACTTCATTAGCGGTTGCACTTGGTATGCTTAAATACTCATTCGTCCACGTTGCCATCGTCTTTTACCTCAGCCTTTTTTTTGGGTTTTGCCTTAGGTTTCGCCTTAGCCTTAGGGAAAAACCACTCGATAACAGCTAGATCAATCTTTAGTGCATCACTGATTTCTTGGGCTTTAGCGCCCTGCTCAATCATCGCTAGCACCTTAGCTTTATCACTAGTGTTCACGCCTTTTTTGTAACTCATTTCAGTTTTTCTGCCTTGCATATTCATAATGTAAAAAGGGGCTTTCGCCGACCATGCGTATGAGCGGCTAGGGTCTTGCTGCATGAAGGTTGTTACCCCACGGTTTTCAGCTAAACCGATAGCTCGATCAGTCCAAGCGTAGCAAGCGCGGTTACCTGTAGACTCAAGTAGGCGAGTCGAACAAATCCACGTAAAGCCCATCCAGTTAGGTACGATTAGACCCGCACTTAACTTCTGTAACGCTTCGCGAGTTACAAAGTCTGAACTGGTTTGTTCAGTCATTTGTAGCAGCTTGCGTACTTGAGCGGGAGAGATTGCAAAGTATTTGCGTACTTCGCCTTGAATGTCGTTATTCAAGAAAATCTCTTGAACGCGGGTAATCATATCGAACGTGATAGTATTACCTGATTCATCGATTTTCTGGCTTGTAGGGAAAGCTACTGCTGAGCCATCACCGTCTAGAGCGTCACCACCCATTGCGCGAATGATTTCGTCATCGTAGGCGCGAGCCATTGACATACCCATTTCTTTAACCAGACCACCACCAATGGCAACCTTGGCTTGAATTTGATCTTCATGCTCGATCAATTCACCAACGTCAAAGGTTTTAGCCAGTGCGGTACGTCTTGAAAAGTCGTAATCGGTTACAGGCGTTGCTTGTGCGCGGCTAGTTTTTTGCGCTGCTTCTTTACCCGCTACACGATCAAACGAGTAAGATTCACCACCACTGGAAACTACAGTTACACAGTTACGGAAGCGAGCGTATTCTTGTTGTGCAAGGTGACGTAGTTCTTGGTTAAACTCGTCAATATAGACATTTGGGATTGAGGTACTCATGCTGAGTCTCCTTAATATAGAAAAGTTGTTAACTTCGCCTTAAGGTTGACCAACAAGAGTTGGGGCTTAATAGGTGCGATTCACTGTTTAGATGAAAGCGCCCATAAAAAAGGGGTTATCTTTCGATTACCCCTAATGTAAACGATTTTACAAAATTTGCAAATTTAGCTTGCATATCTCTCGGGATTAGCCATCCGCATTAAATCGTGCATACGTTCACGCGCTTTCGGGTCACCCTTGTAGTACGGATGATCGCGGTTGCTCTGAATCTCGCGTATTTGCTCTTGAGCTTCATACGGGGTTAGCGTATTTGAGCTGCTACGTGTGTCTTGGCCTGAGGCCTCGGCACTTTCACTGGCTGATTTAGCTAGGTTGTTAAGCCAGAATACGGTAGCAGCATCAATCTGCTTATTCTCTAAAGCCTCGATGAACCCTTTAGGTGCATCCGACTGCTTAGCAAAATCAACGGTTTCTTTGTATTTAGCCTCGGCAGATAAGCCCCACTGATCAGAGATCGTTTGCAATTCAGCTTTAGCTGCTTGCTCGGCTTCACTCATTTGCCCATAAGTGTCTGCGCCGATTTTCTCTGCAAACGATTTAAACTGCTGTCTAGTAAGACCTGCTTCATGCGCCCACTGTTTAAGCGTATCGAACTGACCATCTACAAACTGTAGCGTATCGCCCTCAATGCTTTCATAGCCGTTAACGTCATCAGGCAAGCCCATCGTTTTAAGCACCTGATTAATGGATTCAGGATTAGACATATCAGGCGATGGCATTAAGTTAGGGGCATGTTTCTGTAGCTTTTCATAAAAAGCTTGAATATCGGCCTCACCTGCATTTTCAGTGGGTACGCGAATAGCGTTACTCACGTAGTCTCTCGTTGTCTTCATATTGTCTATGAAACTGTCTAAAGACTTTGAACGCTCAATTTCTGGCATAGAGCGCATTTGTTCAGGTAAGGAGTCGTACCAGTTTGTGTTTTCTTCACTCATTATTATCACCCATACAGTTAAGGATATTCGTTACAAATTCTTGCTGACCAATACGGGCATAAAGCATATTTGAGTCTTTATGTAGCTGTGGTGACCAAATATGTGTAGCTGCCCATTTTTGTAAAAGCTTACGCCCATCAGGATTATTAAAAACCCTGTTAACTAGGTCGCGTTCAGCCTTTATTTGTTCTTGTATTTTTTCTGCCTGTTCGGTCATTGCGGTTCTCCACCTGCCTGTTGTAATGCCTGTAACCCTTCACCCATTTCTTTAGCTGCTGCGCCTTCCTGCATAGCTTGCATAGCTTGTTGATCTTTCTTGATCTCTCTGTTTACTTCGCCTTTAGGCTTGAGTAGCTTGGGTGAAACGCCCATTAAGATAGCTAACTCTGTAAACAGATCAGTAGTCTCAATAAGCTTTCTAGCTTCGGGGTAAATTTCAGCAAAACCTGCAACGGTTGCTAAGAATCGCTCAATCGCTTGCACTTGCGAACTGTCTTGAGTTCTAGCCATTGGGCTAGTGTACTCAATGTCAGCGTTAGAGCCTCTATCCTGTACGGATTGTGGTACTTCGGGTAGCAGGTTAGCGCGCCAAAGAATTCTAAAGGTGCGCGTGATAATAGGGTCAAGTAGGTCTTTTTGTAATCTGCCCAAAGTGGGAGAGATTACGCCTTCGAGCTGCTGCATTCTGGTAGCGATCTCGGTTGCTGTAGCGGGAGTGCCTTCCATTGGTGGCAATAACAACTGAGGTATATAGAAATACGACTCGATATTTTGACGTAATCTCTCCATTTCTTGATACGTGACATCAAATCGAGCTTTAGATTCAAACGTAGAAAGCTCGTTAATATCACGTACCACTGTTAGGCCACCCGCTTCTAAATCAAGATCGCTTATTAAACCGCGTGAAGTTGTTAGCGTGGGTGGGTCTAACGCCTTCTCTACTTGTTTCAGATTCATTTCAATGGTGCGGTTAAGTGTCATAGTATCACCTAACGCTATCATTGCGGGTGAATTACCCCACATTGAGCTAGAGGTAGTACGCCAACGAGGTACAAAAGCAGGCATTTCATAATAGCCGCCCTCTTTGCCAAGCATATCACCACTATTTTGTAATACGTATTTAAAACCAAACGGACGCTTTTCAGGGGATAATACTTTAGCGTCACTAGCGTCTAGGTTTTTATTATCCCTAGGGAATATGCAGAAAATAACATCGTATTTTTTATCTACTGACTCTGCATCGTTTATCGATTCTTTTATGCAGTCTGGTACTTCATCACCAAACTTTGCAACGATTTCACCTGCTGTCCATTGAATGTGACGGTAAAAACGCAATAACTGTTTTTTCTCATCTTCCTCAAAGTAGGCTTGCTTAATCGGTATCGATTTAAAGTTAATTTGCTTATTGCCTTCGATCTCAATTTCTTCCTCAAAGATCACGCTAGTACCAAAGCATACAAGGTCTTGGTAGGTTTCAGAGATTTCTAGGCTAAAGTTCGACTCTTGCAAAGCGTGGAATATTTCTTTAGCACACGCCTCAAGCCACGCTAACGCTTCGGTATCTTCATTTAATGCAGGTTCACGGAAGCGTAAACCGAACCATTGCGTTGATTGCGAAGTAAGGCGAGAGTGCATACTGGATGCTAGGTTTTGTGCTGCCATGATAGCGGTGGCATCGTATACCCAAGGCCTGCGCCATTCTATAGAGTTCTCGCTGCGTTCATCTTTAAAGAACCTGCCACGGTACGGGCTAATGTAACGCTCTATCCAATCCCAAGTATCCTCAACTATTGATCGTTGAGACTTTACGGCTTCAAATCGTCTAATAATCTCTTGCGGGTTCATGTTCCTTTCCTAATCTTATCTTCGAGGGGTTCTATGCCCCTGTTTTCTTTTAAGGGGTGCGGTATGCCTAACTCTCTCTCTTGATAATCCCATGAAGCCTTTAAAGCCTTTTCAGCCTCGTCTTCTCTTTTTAGCTTGTCATTGGGTGCGCCCGTACAGCGTCTAACACTTACGTACATTTTCTTACTCGCTTTTTGCTGCGCTTAGCTAACTTGCTGCCCATGACTTCGCCCATAGTTGGGTCATAGCCAAGTGCTAGGTATCTAAAGGCATCTGCGCCGTGTGAGTATTCGTCGTGTTCGGGTCTTAGTAGAAAGGTGGAGGTTCGCCCATCCCATTTTTTGCGGTAGTTCTCTAAGCAGTCGATACCGCGCTGAGTCTTGTCTTTGTCGAAGTAGCATTGATAAAGCAGCTTACGTACTGCACCTATGCCGTCCTCAATGGATAACTTAGGCGCGACAATTACGTCATAGCCTAGGTCTTCAACGATCTCTCTACGACTCATGCCGCTAGTTACTTCTCGAATCGTTATATCCCACGGCATAATGAGTTCTTCAATAACGTAGGCTGTATCTTTAATGTCTTTTAAAACATCAATAAGACCTGTATCTGTCCACTCTTGATAATCAATTAGCCTGACTTCATTACGGAAGAACTGAACAAACCAAACGGCCGTCTGGTCATCGATACCTAAATCAAACGCGCAATAAACAGGTAGGCCGCGCTCGTAGGGAATATTGAGTATTCGGCCGTCAGCACTTACCTTATTCATTTCATCCGCGTAGAAAGCACCTTTAACCGCTGCTGCCCAATCGCATAGGAACTCTTGGCGGTAATCAGACTCGGGCATATTCTCCCTAGCTGACTCTAACTCATGCAGATCAATGAGCTTTGTTTCGTCTGCCCTGTAGGTTGCTGCATACCATTCAGGGTGACCCTCTTGCATCTTCTTAGTGGCTTCACGAAATTTTTCGTAGAAATGGTTTTTGCCATTAGGTGTGCCAAGAAACATACACCCGCCTTTACGATCGGCTAATGCAGGCCTTAACACCTCATTCCATAATGACACTGGCATGTTGCCAAATTCGTCTAGTACAACCTCATCGAAATACAATCCGCGAAGGCTATCAGGCGAGTCACTACCAAATAATTGAATACGAGCAATAGAGGGCTTGCCGTTAACGAAACCTACGGGTATATCGACCCGTAATTCAGATTCGTAGATTTTTATGTTGGGTATGTTGTAACAGAAGTCTTTAAGGTAAGCCCAAGCAACCGACTTTGCTTGCTTGTAGTAAGGCGCGATATACGCCATGCGGGGGTTGTGTAGCTTACATTTTAACGCCGCATCGATGAGCTCATTAACGGCTAATACGGTTTTACCAAAGCGCCTGTGGATGGCAAGAACGGTAAAACGCTTTCTCTTGCGGTGTATCTCAAGCTGTAGGGCTCTAGGGTGATACCCCGTTGATATGTCTACAACTTGTTGCATTTACACGCCCCGTTAAGATATTAACAAGGAGTGTAAAGGAATTTACATAAACTGCAAAGTTATTTACATATAGCGGCAACTCGCCTACGGGATATACCCCACTTTTCAGCAATCTTAGTCATGCTAGTACCACCGTAATGATACTCGGTGTATATCTCTTTAATTTCAAGAGGGGTCAAAACCCTACCTCGTCTGACCCTGCTTTGATCTGGTATTTCCATATTTGTCCAGTTTTTGTAGCGCGTTAAATGACTCAAATTTTGAGTCAAAATGTCACCCTAAAATCAATGACTTAGGCTGTTTCATTTTTATTTTTATATCTTCTGCCTAGGTTAGCGGGTGGTGGTAAAGTCTTTCGCTTTTTCTCTAGCTCCACCTCAAGTTCACCTATGCGTTTAATGTAAGCTATCTTAGCAGCTCGAAAGTCTTGTTGCATCGAAGGTAGGTCTGAGGGCTGTATATCGTATATTTCTATGAACGCTTTACGCATTTTAATCCACAGATCAGTAAAGTTGCCTCTGTAGCGGATTTCATTACAGTAGCGTTTACCCCCAACCTTCACATCAACCTTGCAGTTAAGAACGTAGGCTTGATGGTTCTTACCCTTGTTCTTGCACTTAACCTGCAACCTAAACCCTACAAAGCCATTTTTAGAGAACTTAGGCCTTTGCTTAAGGGCATATAGCCCCTTTATATTTTCAAGCCAGTAAAGCTCTGCTTCCTCATACTCGGCAAAGGATTTTTGCTTATCCTTGCCGTTGAACTTCCACCGAAGCCTATACGGTTTAACACTTGAGTCGCTAGGGTGTAAAGATATGCGCGGTTTAGTCATTTAGCAGCTCCTTACGCCTAAAGGGGTCTACAAGCCTCTCGCAGATCATTATATGACCTAAGATCACCTTCGTTTTCAAAGACCATCGTTTCCCACAATATAGGGTCACGACCATCACCATAAAAAGAGTGATCTAGGCCTAAAAACACCGTTGATACCCACTCACCTGTTTCTAAAGTGGTTTCAGCTACCCTTTTGTTGGGTTCTAGCCACTTAAAGTATTCACCGTTGGCATCAAGTAACTCTGTTCTGGATACGGCTATAGGCTGCTCATGCTCATTTAGCCTGTACCACCTAGTCATCTATACCATTCCACCAATCAGGGTCTAAGGCCTTAGCGGTACCAAATACGTGTAGCCCGCACAAAT